CTATTTGAATTTCAAACTAATTAAGTTATTCTCTGCTTTTGTTGCTGAAAATTCATGGACTAATACTTCTGTTTCAGATTTACCATCCAATACTGGCATTGTTGGGCCTTTAATTGGGTTAAACCAATAATCAATATGGTTCCCCTCACCTTGCTCATTATCTGAATAGCGTGCAATTACTTGCAACTGACGACCAATCAGGCTTGGCGAATAATCAAATTGACCACTAAAGCCTGATAAATTGCTATTGAAAATAGCTGGATAAGCCTTTTTGACATCATCACGTTGAACTGGTTCGTATTTAATTCGTTGGACTTCACATTTATTAGTTACATCATAAAGAATTAAGTAACAATAGTTTAACCCCAACGACATATCGCTAGCAAACCAACCGCTAACTTGTAGCTTATTGCTAAAGACAACTGTGTCAATGTTATCAAGATTAGCAGCACTCTTCGTTAAATCTAATAATGATACGTAATCAGCAAAGTTACCATTGCCTGCAGCATCGTCTGTATAACGAAAAATCAGATGCAACTTCTGACCTTTCATTTGGTTAGTATAATCAAAACTTGCATTAAAGCCTGAATTAGCTCCGTTTGGAATATCTGGATAAACTTTAGGAACATCTGGTCGACTGGTGATATTAACCTGTGTTCGACCATATTCCTGATTACCTTGCTCATTGGTTATGATGGCGTAGGCATAAGGCTTCCCTTGTGCTTGCTCGGAGGCAAACCAGCCACTAACAATTAATTTATTATCATCGAAACGAACGGAATCTAAATTTCCACCGCTTGTTACTTTTTCTGACATTGTAAACACTCCTGTAAAATCTACACTAATATCAATTTGTTCGCCCCATGCATTACTACTAAATTGCCAAGCATCAGTATGAGTGCTAATTGCTGGGAAGTACTCATAATCTGGCTGAGTAACTCCTGCCATTGTTGGATAAGATGCAATCCAAAGTTTGGCACCTGTTGCCTTGTAGATGGCCTCGTAATCCCATAAATCACGCATTCCCGAATATGAATAGAACACTGGAATAAAACCAGCTTGTTTAACAGCATTACAGAAAATGATTGCTGCTAAAGTGTTTGCTGATTGGTAGCCTGCACGTTCTTCATAATCAAGGACTAATGCACTACCATGTTCAAGTCCCATCGTATTAGCTGTAGCAATAGCCGTATTGGCTTCTAAGCGTGCACGGTTGCCATCGCCAATAAAGCGGCTAAAGTGATAACCACTGACTTTAAGGCCGATATGTTTAGCTGCTGCAATCTGTCCAGCACCATATTGATTACGCCAATAAGTACTTTCAGATAATTTAATAATTGCCCCGCGAATTCCACGAGCTTTCCATTTTTCCCAGAAGCTATAGTAAGTAGCTTGTGGTTGATATGCAGAAACATCAATTACTAGTGATCTAACCATTATTAATCACACCCGTCTTAATTTTTCCTGTTGGAATTTCTGATGCGTTGGTATTGTCAATAACGCCTGTCTTAATTTGAGCTTGGGTGTTAGTTGGTGTTAAGTTGCTCTTCTCATAAGCTGTTTGGACAGCATGTTCCACAGTTGATTGACTTACATTAAAGCCCTTCTCAGCTAATGTACTTCCGACAGTTTGGGTAGCCACTTTAAACTTATCATGTCCGGTTAAGGCTCGGTTGCTTTCCAAACTAGTGACTGCATTGTCCGCTAATTTCTCTAGGACATCTAATAACTCTTTTTCTTGTAGCGTCTTGGCATGCAGTTTCTTCGCTTCCAAAACCGGTTTAAGGTATTTCCAGGCAAAAATAAAAAGCACTGCTGCAGTGCCAGATGAAATAAACCAATTTCCAAGATCTGTAATTAATTTAGTCATTTTCTTTCCTCCAAATTCGTAATTCGTCTTTCGTGATCTTTTAGTTCTTCATCGTGACGAACAAAGATTTTGTCTCCTCTTTCAAGTCGATCTTCTGAACGCGCTAAACGACTGCTTGATTTATCTACACTAATCTTTAATTCGTGAATGGCACGATTAACTGGTTCAAAAAGCTGCTTATGCGCTCTATTCAACGCCCACCGTAAAATTAATACAATAGCCGTTAAAATTGCTACAATCGATCCCCACTCATCCCAGTTAAGACTTAGAAAAGAATGCATTGTAATCCAATTCGCCATCAATAATTTATCCACTACTAATCACCTCTAGACAGTCGTGAAGTAAACCGTATGATATGTCAATAGCCCATCGTGGGTATATTTGTCGCCATCGCCAAACTTCTGGCAGTAAACGTGAACATTCCCATCAGGCGTAGTATGGATGAAAACACCTCGCGTACCAGTTGCACTCCATAATTCTTCATTCCCATCAGGGCGAATAATAGCAGGCAAATCAATAACTTCTATGTCATCAGTAATATCACGATTTACACCAAAGGCCAATCGTAATTCCACAAGCTTAAAGCCACCAAGATCTGCAATTCTATATGCACAGTTATAACCATTGTTTACATGATCCCAATCATATGCTCCATTTTTGTAAATGATCCCATCGCGTTGCCATGGACCTAATACGGGCAATTGATTAGTGGTTGCTAAGTTACCCGGCTTGTTTTGAACCATTGACCAATCAGTTGCTGGAAGAATCTTATTCCCATCGTGATCTTCAATATATGCTTTTGTTCCTGTAGCCATCTATATCCACTCCTATTGATAATTAACTTTCTTTTCTAGTGCCGTTAGTCGCTTCTCAATGCTTTGAATCTGGGATAGCAAGTCACCCTTACTGTTGTTCAAACCGATAATCGCACTAACATCGGTTACTGGATAGACAGTTCGCTTATCTCCAGAGCTATCTTCTTGCATTAAATAAACGTGTGTATTCTTTGCCATATCAATCACCTCTAATCAGGATTAATTGTCAGGTTGCTTATCATCGTTTCTGAATACCCTACTCGAGGAAGTGCGAAACCGACTGTACCGACATTTTCGTAACGCAACTTATCGGACGAAGTCGTTAAATCGGTAATTTTTAGGATTTCACCCGGTATCTCGTCTTCTGGGATTGTTTCATCTATATCAGTTGCTTCAGCGTAGCTCAACTTAGTTTCTTCAATGTTAACCAAGTGATCATGTAAAGTTGGGAATGTGTGGCGATTAATATCTACCCGCGCATCAACAACTTCATTTGGTTGCGGAATCTGATTAATTTGTGCTGAAAAGCGAGTGTCCCACGAATCAGTAATTCCCTTGAGATAACTCCCAATATAATTACCGTAATTCCGTAAGACATCCCAGTTGTGATTCTTTTGTTCGTAGGCTTGTGAATTCTGGAAAGGCGAAGGTTCGTTCCAGAGATCAATCTTTGGAAAGCCATCCATAGACTATCCCTCCTATTGCTGTGCTGAGGTCGATTCTGGTTGAATATACTGCATCCATTTTTGCTTAGCTAATTCCGTAATATCTTTATTTGATACATTATCAAAAGTCTTGCCTTCACCTAACATTTCCTTTGTAACTTTAATCGTGGCCATTGCTGTTTCACCTTGGTCATTCAGCCCGTTAAAGCCAACCATTGCATCTGTAGTATTACCTTGTGAGTCAAAGTCGTAGCTAAGCCGATTGCGATAAATATTCATTGGCATAGTGATCTACCTCCTACTTATTTTCCTTTTTGGCATTCTTTTTATCTGCAGTTAATTCATTAATTTTATTTTGTAGTTTCTTAACCTGTAGGCGTAAAACAGTATTATCAAATTCTAATTGACTGTTCTTCGCACGGTATTCTGTGATAACATCATTTGCTTCAACTTTTAAATTATCCATAATAAAATTCCTCCTAAATAAAAAGCCACGACTAACTCGTAGCTGCCATATGATTTAATTTATCATCAACATTCTGTAAACGTGTTTGTTCATAACCTTTACGTTTGGCTTTAATTTCCCAACTAAATTTGAGATTAGGTTGATCCGACTTTACAACAAAACGATTATGTTCACGTTGATCGACCCAGATATCACCTGGTCCATAAGCAGTAATAAATACATGATAAGGAATAGTTGTATTAACGGTTTCGTTAAATAACTTTTCAATTCCTATATAAGCAATCCCATCAGCGCTCGTTTGTCCTTCACCAATGTCGCCAAAATAATATTCCGCCGTTTCATAAGCATTAATAGTAACGGGCCCCTGGCTTGTCTTGACAATGGCGTTCTTGCTTTGATCAACTCCTAGCCACTTACGGACGTGAAGATTATCAACTTGGAGATTGCCAAGCGTGTGGGTCATGCCATCATCGAAACCATCATCAAGATATTTTCCTTGAAGTTTGATTGGTCCAGATCCGGCAATTTGAATTTCGTTACCATCGCTACCACCTCCAACATAGAAGCCAACCTTATTATCTTTTTGAATCTTGAATTTAGATTCATTATTACCATCGTCAAGGTGAAATGTAAATCCTTTGCTACGTTCTAGTAATGAGTATTCTTTATTACCTACCCACTGAACAATTTCCGAATTTCTAGGACCGCTACCCCATGATGAGCCATTTGGATCGTCAGGGTCCCAGCTACCATTCATGTCCACTACAATCTTAGGATGCCCTGCATTACCTGAGTTATTTATGATATTATCTCCGTTAGCATTAGCACCACCCCAAGTTGTTAAAAGAATATTCTCAGTGTCAGCAATGGTCAGTCCATTATCTGTATTAAGGTAAGTGTCATTACCTATTAAAGAGGTACCGCCTCTCTTCACCCAATAGATATTATTTTGTGAAGTTTGAAAGTACTGATCACTAGTACCGGTTTTAACTACAACACCTTTGAGCGTTCCACCAGTTATATCATCAGCACTAAAATTTTTAACATGAAGCTTAGCTGCATCTAAAGTTCCTGTAGTAATTTTATCTGCATTAATATCAGTGATGTAAGCACTTGGAATAAAAGCTTTTGAATTTGGACTCATGACAAATGAATCAGCATCAAAGTAAATCTTGTTAGATTGAATTAGGGTACGTCCAGCCTCTAAGTTGAATTGAGTAATCAAGTTACCTTTTTGTATACGCTCATTAATTGAACTAGCTAATTGAGTTCTGACTGATTCAAGGTCGCCTTTGTTAACCTTTGATTGCATTAAGTCCGAGAGTTGCGTGTACTTTGACGAAGCATCCTTTTGGTAATTTGTTACTGCTGACTGTAAACCGTCAATTGATGCTGTGACAGATTGAAGTTGGTTAACGCTAGCATTGTCGCTAGGTGCTGGAGCGTACGGAGTAGCAACTGGGCCATACTCTAACTTCAACTTGGACAATCGAATCTTACCGTTTCCCACGTACAGGCTAAAATTGTTTGATGTGCTGGCCCACGTCCAGTTTTCAACCTTATAATGTTTAAGATCTTTACCAGTTACGCGAACATTTTGAAGTGCATCGTAAGGACCACATGAAACGATTACATCTGTATCAGTACAGTCATCACTAATCTGTGCATCAAATGATACCGAGAAAACGTGCTCTGTTGCTTCAACAGATAAGCTCTGATATATACGTGAGGCAGTAGTTCCAACTTTTTCAAGCTCTACAAGACTATCTTTATACCGATTCTCAATATTATCGTAAATCCAATAGGCTTTACTAAAGACATCGGTAGACCTTAGAAGGTTAATGCCACCACCGTTGTTTCTGACATCATTAGACAGCTTAACGATGCTCTCACTCATCGTGTTACTCTTCTGATCAATCAGCGACTGTACAGTGTTTTGCGTAGTGAATCCTTTTCCATTAATAATGTCATTAACTTTAGATTCAGTAACCATACTCTTTAACTGGTCACTAAAGAGATTAATAGAAGCAGAATGAGAATTGACAGTGCCTTTTAGGTTATTTACCTCCGTTGCATCTGCCTTTAATTTGAGCGCTTTACTATTCTCATCAATAGCAGTTGAGTTTTTCTTGATTGAAGCAATAGCATCATCAGGGTTGGGGGAATAATCAGACTCAACATTTCCCATTTCTAATTGAGGATGATGATAAGTTGTAACAAAGTTTTTTCCTTCGCTCTTTCCCATATGACCCGCATACAGCCAAATATCATAAGGAATAGCATCATTAGGAGTTGTAAAAGTAAAGCTACGACGTTTGCCATCAGCGTTGAAATACCAATGAGCTGCTTCTTTATTGATAAATTTACCATCCAAGTTTTCCTTAAAGATTCTTACAGAAGCTTGCTCTACACCATTGGTATTCGTTGCCGAAACAGAAAACGTATAGGTAGTATTACTCTGCAAAGATGAATAAAGTAAATGATTGTCCCATTGAGGATAAGCATCCGTTGTTTTAGACTCAACAACAATATCAGTGCCACTATTTGGTATTAAGTTTCGACCGCCTATTCTTAGATTATTAACTTTATCCTTCAACGTCTGATACTCAGTAGATGATACCTTCTGATTAATCTGATCGGCCATTGTCTTTTGCTCAGCTGACAGTTGACTAATTAAATTATTAGCTTGGTCAACGACTGACTTATCAGCCTTTTGTAGTAACTGGTCTTTTGCTTGCTGGAGAATGGTTTCTGTCGATGTAATCTGATTACTGAGTTTTTTGTTATCTCCTTCAACTGCAGTAACTCTAGTAGTTAAACCACTAACAGACAGTTCTGCTTTGGTGGCAGTACTAGTAGCATTCGTCGCTTCAACAGTAGCACTGGTAGCTGTTTGGGTGGCAAGTACAGCATTACTCTTTGCGTCTTGCGCTAATGTAGTTGCTGTATCTGCAGTCTGTTTTGCAACTGTAGCATTATTTTTAGCGTCTTTAGCAATTGATTCAACTTGACCGTTAGCAATCTTCAACTCATTGATTGCATCTGATGAGCTTTTTGATTGGACACTAACTGCTTCATTAGTCTTAATAATCGCAGCACTATTAGCTTGAACATCAACTTTAAGATTAGCAACGTCACTAGTGGCACTTGCAACATCTGCCTTCACAGAGGAAACATTGTTAGCAACGTCTGCAACCTGATTTCTAATTGCAGCTGCTTCACTGCTGGCATTTTCCTTTATAAATTGTGCTTTGCTTGCCGCATCGTCAGCCGCTTCTTTGGCTTCACTAATAGCTGAACTCTGTGCAACAATCGCATCACTATTTACCTTAGATGCACTAACAGCCGAGTCAGCATATTTTACCGCTGATTCGGCTGAGTTTTTCGCTTCAACAATTCCCTTTTGGGCTTCAACAACTTTCTTATTAACTTTGTGCATATCCTCCTTCATATTGGCTTGGTCATTAGTATCATTAACATTAATCCATTCGCCGTCAACCATGACCATCGTTTGAACCAATTTGTCATGATTGCTAATTTTATGAGGAACAACAGCATTTTCATGATTTCCAATCACCGCTGAGGAAGCATCAGTTGATGAAGTATCTGTTGAATTATTTTTTGCTTCGTCTGAGAGCTGATTATTTTCTGCCATTCTATGTCTCACCTCCTATCGTTAAATCTTTATCAGCATTATTTGAAGAAGTAGTTTGATCAACAATCGGTTTTACCCAAATTGCACCATTTTTAACTGCTTGATTAGCCGATGGATCGTGTTGCCCATAAAATACTTGTGGAATTCGATCAAACATGGCATTAGCTAGTTGCTCAAGTTTAGTTAATGAAGTTTGCGAGTGTAACAATGTTGCCGGCAAATTCTGATAAATATTATCGGTTCCTTGTGAAGGATTATATGGATACCAGGTATAGCCAACTAAAGTAACTTTAGTATTATAAGCATGTTGAGTATCAGTCTCACCTAGCAAAGTTCGATCGTCTACTTCTGGAATTGTTAAATACACTTGTTCACCTGGGATTGGCATTTCATTAGTGTTCAAAACAATTTCAATTGAAACAGATGGCTCCAACACTAACTGAGTACGGGCATATTCTCGCATAGCGTTAGCATCCTTAAATCTGTCATCTTGCAATGTTGATGAGGCAGGATGCAAGCCCCACTCTTCCACTGAGTGTTCATCCGTTAAAGTAAACGGCTGAAAATAATACTGGGTTTGTTGGGTAGTAGTTTCTGGAGTATAGCTTCCCCCGTTATAGGTCTCTACTGTTTTAATACTTTCAGTAGGAACTGATTCTATTTTCTTAGTGCTGATCTTGGCCTGCATTTCGTCATTACGGCCATACCAATCTGGCGGGAAACTATCGATAGTAGCTGTCTTACAACTCTGTCCTGGTTCCGGCTCATAAATTTGAGTATTCTTATCCAAAATCAAACAAATATGATGAGTTCCTCCATGCGGACCATAAAAGCCAACATCACCTGGTTTAATTTCTGATCGTGGAATCTCCCGGAAGTTATTCTCCATTGCGATCGTATATGCTGGAATTTCAATTCCAAAGTCATGATAAACCTGTGATACATAACCAGAACAATCCATTCCTGCAAATGGATTAGCCTTATTATGACCACCCCATACATACGGAACACCTAGATACTTCTTAGCGTCTGCTTGAAAGTCTGCGGTATTATCTTGACCACTTTCGACTTGTTCTTCACCATCAGTAATAGTCGTAGAACTGTCTGCACTTCCAGATACAGACTCACCACCTGTCGAATCGTCAGTTGAATATGATCCACCAACACAAGTAATCTGATTGACAATAGTCGTACTATCTTCAATCAACTTCATATTAGTTGAATCATGTTGATATACAATTCGTCGCTGATAGTTTCTTAAAAATTGATCAGATGAGTATACGTCTACTCGTTTTCCAGATGGTTTGATAATCGTGCCAGGCCAAGTTGAAACAATCTTACTAATCATATCTTTTCCAGAACATCCACCTAGATTTTCAATTTGCTGTTTTGAAAAGTCTCCAAACACATGATATGAAAAGCCAAATGGATTAGCAGCTTCGTCGTTTAAAAAGAAATCTAGTACTTCATCAATAGAATAAGTTAGTGTACCACTGCGTACATTCTTCTGAAAGACCCGACCAATTTCACTATTAACATATTGCATAGCCGTGACGGTATACAGCGAAGTTCCAGTCCTATCTTGTTCGATATTCTTAATGATATATAGGTCGTTATTAAACTCGATAGTTGATTCATTAGCAATTAGAGCAAAAGATGGTGACCCATCATTATATGCCACGAACTGCAACTGATTAGTCTGATTATTCTCATATTGAACTTGGAAAGATGATTTAAGAAAACATGTTAACGGTACCGGTTTAGTAGTATGAATTCCTTGAATTGTGATTTGAGGATTAAACTTTGGCGCATGGTTAAACTCAGCTGGAACCTGAGCAGTGATTTTATCATTAACAAAAATAGACCCGTGCCGCATTTTAAATGTTGCTCGAGTCTTTTCTGTATCAGCCCAGTTAAACATGTCATCAATAGTAGATGAACGAAATACTAGTCCATTCCCCTCAGTTTGATCTGCAAATAGCCGAACACTATTACCATCAACAAACATATTAGGCCCTTCAACCCAGCCAGCAATACCACTACTATGATTACTATATTTTTGAGGTGTAGGTGCAAAGTTAACCGGAAACTTCTGATAAGGACCAAGATAATTATTCGAGCTAAATATATAGTTACCACCAATTGTCAGATAGTAGACTCCATCTATTAAGCAGATGTCTGGATCAATTCGGTAACTATTATCAATTGCTCCATCAACAAATGTAATAGCTTGTCCCTCGCTTGTAATCTTGTTAGTTTGCGGGTCAAAGTCAGCAATGTAATCATTTAAGATCCCGGCTTCTGCATCCCCTGCACAGTAAACAATATGATACTTTCCATTTGTATCTTTAAATATTTCTGGTGCCCACACATTCTTATAGTTCTTGTCATCCTTCAAATAATCCAGCTTTTCAAAATTATAAAAATCTGTTGTTACATAAAAGGCACCAGTCCCGATAATGTAATATCGATCTTCTATCTTAATTAGGAATCCGTCGCGTAAGCCTTCTAATTGTTTTAAACGCGTTATGACTTCCCAACTGACTAAATTATCCGAATAAGCCATAATTGGGGTTGCCTGCCAAGGGTCTTTATCGGTGGGGTGTGATTCAAAGCCAAAATATACATAACGATGTTGTTCTAATGCTTCTAAAACAGATATTGTCATCTGACCCACCTCCTAATTAAGATAAACAAAACGAAAATGAAATCTTATATCTACTTTGTTATAGCCATATATCTTAAATTCATTCCATCCGGGAGCTAATCTCATCCAAGCCAAGTTAGTTGCATCAGTACATAATTCACCATTCAGATAGCAATACATATCATCCCAAACTAATTGGTCATTTGGTTGCAAGCTATTAACGTAGACTATCTCATCACCTGTGGTTTGGTTAACCATATCAAACTTCCCGGTCTGCCCTGTGACAATAATTTTAAGATCATACCGTTGTGCTGGGTCAATCGTAATATCACTAGCATTCCAAATCTTAAAACGATGTTCATTAACAAAGTGGTATTTTAAATCAATCCCATTAGGTAGGTTCATCCCATATTGCCATAAATTTTGATCATAAGTCATTAAATCATCACTATATGGTAATGACCATTTGACACCGGATGGATTATCAAAAGGAATTGAAAATTGTACTACATGGCTACGATCTTCTGGATTTTTAATCGTAAAATTACCAGCTCGTACAAATTTAACAATACCCGGCTCAGCATCACTGCGAATACGATAGAGTCCTTTTTGCATGAAGAATTGAGCAATTTCATGCTTTTTCATCTTGTAATCATACCAGTCACCATAAGTTAAATAAAAACGTGCATTGATTACATTTTTCCCAACTTGTGATGTTGAATAAACAGAACCATCAACCCCCGTATCGGTAGTATACGTTGTTGTTAATATTGGATCTGAATCATCATCAAGAAAATGGAGTCCTGATGTAATAGTTTCTGCATCTATTTCATCCCCATCAGGTGGCTTGATAAAAAGCTTTGGATAGTTATATTGATAACCAACAATATTCAAGTCTTTACCCGACACACATAATCACTCCTTTTAAATCCCTGTTAACGATTGTGCTTGAGCTAAATTAATATCACGTTGCGTTCGTCGATAACGAGCAGTTGGATTATTAGCTGAATCAGTCACACCAATTAAGCGTTCGATTGCATTAATCAATGCTGTATTCTGTGCTAAAACAGTATCAAATTTCTTTTCAACTTTTGACAGATCAACAAGAGTAGTTTTATTGTTGTTAGTCGTTTGCTCACCAGAATAGTAATTAACTACTTGACGCAATAGTTGCCAAGCCCGTGTTGACTTCATAGTGTCTAGCGGAATAGCCATTTCTGGTCCAGCTTCCCCAAAGATGGATGGAGTAGTTGCAATACCACCATTAGCATAGCCGTGAGGAGTCCAGCCACGCTTAACACCAATTGGAGGGAAATCTGAACGCCAAGTTCTATCAGCAAGAACAGCGGCAATTTGGTCAACTGCAGAATGGATATTATTATGTTTCCCGCCCATAGCTCTTACAGCTGCATTCCACGTTGAACGTTTAAATTGAAATAGTCCAATCGGTAAACCGGTACCATCATGATCATCATATCCACCATTTTGTGCTGGGTTAACAGAAGATTCTGTGAATGCTTGCCAGTATAAATGATCAATGTCTCCACTAGAAATACTTTGTCCTAAAGATTGGGCAGCTCGTCTTGCAGCTTTTGCAAACGCCTCTTTAGACATAGTACCCGCTGGACTATCAGCAGAATGAATATCATCAAGTTGTTTCTTCAACCAATTCTTCAAATGCTCAGCATAGAAGCCAGGTAAGTTTAGCTTTAATCCACTATTAAGCTTATCTGTACTCTTAGGAGTGACACTGGCAATAAAGTGGCCGAATAACGACTTACCAAAGCCAACAACATTCTTTAAGGCATCTTCTGCAATATCTTCAAGTTCCTTAGCTCCATTCCACAGCCCACTAAAGAAGTCACCAATCGCACCATTCGCATGTGGAATTGGTATTTGCATCATCGTAGCTAATCTATGAGAACGCTCACCATCAAGGACTTCATCCCCTTTTTGCAGAGGAAAAAGCATATTACGCTTGGCCGGTAACATGAAAGTTTCACCAGTAGATGCACGATGGACCATTTCTTGATAATGAGGTCCACTTCCATCATTTAGTAAAGCAACTTGGTCGTGTAGAATTCCTCCATCAGGCGTACCGGTTGCATAGCTACCAAAACTAAAGTTAAATTCACCTAGCTTACCATCGCCACCAACGTGATCAAGAACCCAGTTAATACCTTTAGCAATATCGTTAATTAAGTCTTTGAATGGCTTAGCCAGAGATTTTAGCACATCAACAAATTGTTGCCAGATATGTTTACCAGAACTCGATACAATACCCGCAATAGATTCTAGTCGATTATGCCAAGCGTCTTCCATTTTGCCTAATCCACCATCGGTTAGATCATTCAATTTAGAGTGCATATCAGAAAACTTATTGGTTGCATCCCCGCGTAAATTATCAGCAATATTACCAATCTTTCCACGAGTGTCGCTCCAAATATTAGCCATATCACCACGCCATCCAGATGTATTAGATTTAATATCCGAATATCCTCGTTGGAAATGGTTCTTAGCATCATTCATTGCTTGCTGAACTCGTTGACCTACAGCAACCTTCATTTGGTTAAATTCATTATTAATGTTATTCGTACCATTTCTAGTCGAATTACGCAGATCATTCCAGCCTTTAGTAAATGCTTGCCTTGAACGATTCCACAGTTGCGTGTTAAATACAGCAATCCTTGTAGACATTGTTCTGTGCTGTTGAATCTGTTGTTGAACTCCTTGACGCGTTAATCGATTGTTTAGATTCCATCCTTGAAGCCATGATCGACTCAACCTAGACCACATTTGTTGAGCAGCACGTTGATTACGTTGTGCCATTTGATTGTGAAGCCTAATTTCTCGTTGGCTTGACTGCTGAGAAGTACGATTCATATTATTCCAACCGCGCTTAGCAGATTGTGCCATTCTATTGATATGCTTACCAGCAGAAGTAGCCATATTACCAAACCAACGGCCAACTTTACCAGCCATTGATTTTGTAGAGTTTACGATTCCATTAGTAAATTTTCGAAATTTGGCACTATGAGTATATAAAGCAGTAAATGCCATTATAGCTATACCAATGGGTCCACCCATAGCATCAATTGCTAAGCCTGCCATCTTAGCGCTAGCACCAATTATTGTAAAGGATGTTCTTACTCCTACTGAGGCAATTCGTGAAGCATTTTGTAGATTAAAAATACTTCTAACAGCGCTAACTGTACTAACAACAATACGCTTAGGTAAGGTTCGAATAGTTGTACTAACTCTTTTGATCCCTACTATTGCACTATTTGTGGCTGCGCGAACTGTTGCTATTACACGACGTGGAGTTTGGCGAATCGCTAAGCCAAATTTCTTGATATTACTTATTCCACTCGCTACTTTTGCCCGTCCAGTTGTTTCAAAAGATTTCTGGACATGACTAACGGAAACACTAAAGGCTTTAACCTTCCCTGTAGCCTTTTCTGTTACCGCATTAATAACAGTAGTTTTTTGGACAGGAATATCTTTTATTTTTTGACTAAAAGTTCCGATCATTTCACTTACTGTTTTAATAGTTTCTAGTCCCTTAATACCAGCTTGAAGAGTTTTAACCGCTCTTGAAGCTAGAAGAAAACTCGTAATCAAAGCAGCGCTAGTCTTAGGAAATTTCGCCATTGCGTCAAGGACTGGAAGCATAACTTTTGATAAGTCCATAAAAACAGATGCAAAAATCTTAGCTTGTGCTGCCGAGCCAGCCTTAAATGCACTAAAGAAATTGGCAATTTGAGTATGGTGACTTGAAACAATATCCCCAAATTCTTGTACACCAGCAGTTAAACCACGAATAGCGTTATCCATCAATTTAGTTGCACTAACATTAGTACCTCCAAACGCACTAATAATCTGATTCATGGAGCGGGCCATTTGATTCCCAAGTTTAGTAAACTCAGCGTCTGTAGATTTATCATTAACCCAGTTTCGCACAGATTTAAGGAAAGGATTACTGATATTCATAAATGGTTTAGTGATATCTCCAACTAGTTGAGGTGTCCTAGACTGGATTGTCCGGAAAACCCCAAAATATGAATTCATCATATTTTCGGCAGCTTCCTTATACTTTCCATTCCCTAACTGCTCAAAAACTTCTTGTAAATCTTTGGCACTAATCTTACCAGCAGATGCCATTTGACGCATCCCAGCAACAGTTGTATTAAAGTGTTTGGCCATTGCTTCATCAATCATTGGGAAATATGAACCGATTTGGTTTAACTCTCCCTGAGTGATCTTACCTGTTGCCATTCCATGAACCATATCTTGTTCAACGGCTTTAATTTGATCACCATTTAGCCCAACTGCATCAGCCATATTAAGCAATGAGCTTGTCATTCCATCAGCTTGCTTTTTACTAGAATTCAAGTGATAGAAACCTTGCTCAAGTTCATTAACAATATCAACATTCTGACCAGTAGCCTTTGACATATTGTTAATAGAGTCAACTAATGGACCAGCTTTTTTAGCAGAACCAGTAAGGGTAGTCCAAGTGGCTATCATCTTATTTTGTTCAATATTATAATCAATACCTGCTTTAGTTAAATCTCCAACTCTTGCTTGAACAGATCCCAAAGCACCAGTAAACATATTAGCTGCTGCCGTTGCACCAAAAATTCGACCAAAGGAGGTTGATACTCGATCTGCCTTGCCTTGAATATTATCTAAACGAGCAGATACTCCCGCTAACCAACCATGGGGCGTTTTACTCATTGTCTCGTTTAATTCATTAAGTTTTGAACGAGTTTCTTGAATTTTGGTTCCTAATTCCTCTACCCGAGTTGCTTGTCTCATATAGGCTTCGGATGTTTCACCGGATCTTGCTTTAGTACTTGCTAATAATTCTGCTTCTCGCGATTGAATCTGACGTAAACTATCAAGCTTGGCGCGTAATCCGTTTACTTCAACACCCATTGCTTGATAACTATTACCTTCTGAGCGGAGACGTTCAGCGGTAGCCGTAGCTAATGCAGCCTGTGTCCGCATTGAAGCAGTTAAGCGAATTACACCACTGTTTTCAACATCGATCTGTTGAGCAGCTCTTTGTTGTTGAGCTTCGAGGCTAGCTAGCTTTGCTTTAGCACGGTCAACCTGCTGGCCGTATCTAAGGAATTGTTCAGCAGATTTAACTGTACCAGTGTCTAACCCATTTAATTGTTCTTTAGTCTTTGCAATTTGCTCAGCAAGCTCTTTAGAACGTGCCTCTCCTTTAGCAGTTGAAGTATCAAGTTTATCCATTTCTGAACGATATTGGTTAAGTTTAGATCGTAGTTCCATGTATTGATCTGCGGTCTTTTTATCAATATTGTTCATTTCTGACTGCTTACGTTCTAGGGCTTCAATCTTTTCTCGTTGAGCGCTGATAGCATTACCTAACCCTTCATATTTAGCTTTAGCCGCCCCAACGTAGTCACCCGCTGAATGTAAAGCAGCAGTTTGAGCTTTCCATGCCTGAGTATGGCTGTTAACTAATGTTGTTAAATTTTTAACGGCACTACTTGCCTCAACCATATCAAGAGCAACCTTGGTCGCCATCACATTACTAACTTTAGCCACGCTTTACGCCTCCTTTCCTTTTTGCTTGAGCAATTCGAATTCCTGCGATTGCCGTTAATGGATCTGCTGGTCGTTCTTTATGTTCCTTAGCCTTCATAATTTCGTTATACCGGTAGTAGTCAGCATTATCGAAAGCTTCAATACTCCAACCAAACTGTTCAATGGCGTGTTTAGCATTTAGGTCAAAATCTTCTATTTGATTTTGTAACTCCCATTCATGCTTTTTCCAATTTATTTTTTTGGGTTTTCACGAACCTGCCTCTTTTCTTCGGTAATTTGCTTATCGGTCTGACCCATTAACCGTTGACATACATAATTAACAACATCAACAGTGGCATCATTACCTTCTTCGTTAACTTCACTGTCTAAACGATCGATCTCCTTGTCTTTCATATTTAAGACAACCTTTAAGAACTTATCCGCTTCGTCCATTGCCTTAATTTGAAGATCAAAAATTTGTTCAGCAGTTTTTCCTTTAACATTGTTCATTGATGCAAAGAACTTCTGCATAACAAGAACACGACGCATATTCTTATGGGAGGTTGGCACATTAAACTTTCGCTTTAGTTGTTTAACATAGATTTGCATAACATTTTTCCTTTCTAATAGCCGCCCATATTAAAAGCGTACGATTACGTTTAATTTTTTAACGCTTTCGTACGCTTATTTATGTATTGTGATTTTCATTGGCGACTTATGTTTTTATTAAATCTAAGCAGCAGGGGTTGTAGTTGCACTATAGTCTGGGAACAATTCCTTAAACATTGTTTGTTCATCTTTCCAATCCGAATCAACAGTACTGTAAATCCGGTACATATCATTAATATTTGGATCATCAACTGCTGCAAAGGAAAGAGCATCTGTTACTGGTGTTTTCTTGGAATCACTATCAGAATCCAGCTTCTTATCACCCATTAAAAAGTTACCTGATGGGAAGCAGAAGTAAACAAATGCATCTGAAACCAACGATGGTGCTTTAACAATTAAAGCCGTAGTTGGCTTATTATCTTTCATTTGCCAACCTCCACCTTGTTTTTCCATCCCAACGATCTTAGCTAAAACATCCATGGATAAACTATTGACCGTAAGTGAACAAGTTGGGTTAAGCGGATCAGCATATGAGAATTGGATAGAGTTATTACCCGAAATCTTTTCAAGCTTAGAACCATCGAGTCCTTTTAGTTCAGCACTAGCTACCCCTAGGACTGAATGATCTAATTCTAGTAATCCATTTTGTGATAAACCTGTATCACCTTTGGATAGGCTTTTACCATCTTGGCTTTTAACTGCAATCCATGCAGTGGAAATACCATGTAATAGCATTAGTTATTCCTTCTTTCTTAATTTTCAATTTCAAAAAACACAAAATAAAACGTCGCAGTTAATTGCTGCGTTTCCGGATCAACTGTATGGCCACGATCATCAATCATTGACCACTCGTTTTGTATAAATAAATGTTTTAACTTAGTTTCAAACTCGTCAGGATCATCCCCATCAAGTTTGTAATAAATTTGAACTTCAATTTCTTTATTCTGGGCATGAAAATCATCATTACCAGGCAATGCTAGATCAGAACGAACATCAGTAATTAATGCAACAGATCGAGTTGAATCATCAACTTCTTCTGCTGGAAGATTATTCGTATATACTTCGTCCAACACACTATCTTTCATGCCCATAAGTAAATTTTGAGCACGTAAAACAGCAAGCATTAATCCTCATCCCCTTTCTGATCAAGAAATCGTTGATATGCCTCTGACTGTGCTTTTAACACCGCGTTAGAAACATTGCTATCCTGGATTAGATTAGTAACAAAATGATCAGCAGTATATCCTTTATAGCCATCATTCAAGCGCATCATATTCATCGCATGGTAACGATTATCCCATCCAACAGTAACAGCGCCATTATGATCACCATCTACATCAGAATTCATAACAGCAATATGATCAGCTGCGTGGCCGTACTTCTTATCATCGTGATTTGAGTAGTGCTTTTGCCGAGTAATTTGTGTCAATTTCTCTTCAAAAACTTTGCCACCTTCTGCAGTAATCTTTTCTTGGTCCTTTGGCGTTAAATCAATGCTGATTGCTTTGACTTTTTTAAGCCAATTTTCAAGAAATTCATCCATTTCTGCCATTAGCGCCACCGCCACCTTTCATATGTTTTTCTAAGGTAAGCAAGTCATAAGAAAGGTAGTTATCATTGTTAGCTGAAATGTTTGTAATGGTATAGAGAATGCCATCTGCCAATTTTACTAACATTGGCTCTTTAACTTTGTTATTGTGGCGAATGGCAATGATGGTTGAATGCTCTAAAGTTGAACCCGTTGCACCATATCTTTGTGAAATGCTCAAATTAACTTTGGCATAGTGGAGAGTAAATTCATCAACAAAGCTAGAGACATTAACACCCATCTTATTCTGATGACTTTTAATAGAACCAAATTGAGCTTTATGACGCATACGATAAAGAGGATAACGATAACTACTTCTCGCCATTATCGTCATCCCCTTTTTCAGCAAAAGTATTATATAAGCCACGTAATTGACCAATAATGCTATTTACAGTTAAATCAACCGTATATGTTTGTACGTCAGACAAAGCTAATCTATTTTGGTAGTAAGTTCCCGCTAATGACATAACAGCAATATCAACTAACGACACTACTCGTGAATCATCATAAAACCCATTAATGTCTTCACCAATCGCATTATGGATAAATGAGGTCGCCGCTTTGACGTATGAGTTTAGTAACTGGTCATCACTATCGTCATCAAGATAGAGCATTTCACGTACTCGTGGTACCAGCTTATCAAGGCTAGGTGTTTCATCACTCATGATGATCACTCACTTTCAATTAGGCAGTCTTACCAGAAGCTTCTGGAGTGGTTGCTTGTTGGTTAGCAACCATCTTGAATGAAGCAGTAGCCCAGGCGCCATCATCGATGACTTGAACATCAAACCGGTCGATGACACGAACCTTGTAAAGGTCATGTTCAAATGCACCTGCACCAATATTAGTTGAAAGCAGTGACATATGTTCACGGTCATAAAGTGTAATTCCTTGTTTCAAGTCACCATAATAAAGTGGATGTGCACCCGAAATATCAGGTAACCACTTGTCAGCAATAACAGTAATTGTCTTACCGTCTAACCGATAAACATCTGGTTGAGTAACATCGCGCTGAAGCATGTAACGGCCTTGAGCATCCTTAACCTTGGAAAGCACGTTGTAACCAGATTGGTTAGTAACAAAACTTGCACTTGGCATTAACGCAGGGTCAAGAGTGTTGTTTTCAAGATCCTTAATGTCATCAAAGTTAGCAATAGTTGGCTTCTTAGCTGGCTTACCCATTGCTTCAATAATCTTTGCATTACGAGTAACCGTAACCTTCTTAGCAACCCAATCTGACAACCATGCAAGAATGTTTTCAACAGTATCCTTCAAGAGACTATTAGTAACGGTTTGAATAGCCGCGTAACGATGAATTGCATACTTAATCAGAGTTAATTCAGGGTCATCCATATCAGGAATAGCCGCTGTTTCATCATCTAAATCACTCATTGGAGTAATATCACTAAGCTTTTCATATGTCCGTGAACCAGTCATTGTAGTAACTGATTCAACATTAACAAGATTTTGAAGCGTAGCAAATTGCCGTACTAGCTTATGAATAGCGTATTGGATATCATCTGGAATAGTAAGGCCACCGTTACCGGCACCAGTCTTTCCAGAAGTAACCATGTTCTTGAAGTCCTTAACAAATTGGTCCTTGATATCCAATTCTTTCTTGTTTAAAGGCTTTTTATCTTCAGACTTCATGTTCTTAACTTCCATTGCCCGTGCCTCATCAAGTTGGTCTTTGATAGCATCGCGTTGAGCAGCTAAGTTATCACGTTGATCCTTTAATTCTGTAAACTTGTCCTTGGAAAAGCTATCATCAAGGACTGCTGCATTCAGCTTGGCATTTAAATCAGAAACTTCTTGACCCTTTGAAATCCAAGCGTCATTTAATTGATTGATAGTTGGCATTTAATCTTCCTCCTTGCCAAATAGTAAAGCCAATTTCTGATCTTTGAGACTAGGAGTTGGCTTCTTTTCAGTATTCTTAGGCGTTTCCACCTTATTTTCAGGCTTAGCACTACGTACCTTAGCCAAAAGGTTTTTCACTTTACTAATTGCATTATTACTTAGAACCGGTGTCCCAATTGCATTAACTACCTGTGGTTGTGCTGAACCGGTTGAAACGTTATCAGCAAAGCCCTTGTCAACTGCATCTTGAGCAGTCATCCAAGTTTCATTAGCCATTAACTGTAAGATATTGTCACGATCCATTCCCGTCTTAGCTTCATAAGCGTTGACAATTGACTGGTCCGTAACATCTAACATCTTAGAATCATGCACAAAGTCATCCGCATTCCCCATGGAAATAGTAGAGGCTTTATGAATCATCATTTGACTGGTAGGGCTCATGTTGATTTCATCCCCCGCCATCGCAATTACAGACGCAGCAGAAGCAGCTAGTCCTTGGATGTTAACTACTACCTTGCCAGAGTATGCTTTTAGCATTGTATAGATTTCTGAGGCAGCAAACACGCTACCACCACCAGAGGCGATATCAACTTCAACATCCCCATCGCTATTATTAAGGACGTCTTCAACCATATTAGGGCTAACACAGTCGTAACCTAACCAATCGTAGATATCAGCATCATCATTGCTAACAACGGCACCTTTAACATTAATCTTTGTCATCGTTATCACCTCCTTCCGTTGATTGTTTATCATCAGAAGAAACCATTTGAACTGGCTGAACTTGTACCTTTGTTTGTTCTTTTTCAGGCATATCACTTGGAAGATAGTTTGCTTGTTGAAGCAACCAGGCGGCTTGATTAGCGCCCAGTGTCCCATTCTTCTGTAAATTGGAAATCGTAGAAGCATACTCATCCCCAAGCGGGTCAATTGCAGAACGTAAATCGAAATTAATGTTTGCATTGAGCTTATTATTCAGTTCGCCAGTTACAGCCTTAGCATACCGAGCTAGAGACTTTACATAGGCATTCCCCATCATTTGAATAGACGATTGCTGATCACCTTGGCCATTAATAATACTGTCAGAAACGCCGTACACCTTGGCAATTTGAGCACCTGTCCAACTAACTTGATTAAGCAGTTGAGCAACATTACTTTTAACTTCAAGCGGTGTGTATTCTTCTAAGTCATCAATTACAATCGGTCCATTTTCCGACTTTGAGGTCTGCTTCATAAATTTACGGCTACGAGAAGCCTTGTCCTCATCGCTAAGCAATCCTCCGTGCTTAACCGATAAAATACCCGGAGCAATGATAGAACGCCCCAGAGCGCTCAAGGTAAGCTTGTTTGACTTGTCCTTAATTTGTAGCTCATTAGCTAGTGCACTCAAAGGACTAACCCCAGTCTTCCCACCGTTTTGTGATAACAATCGAATGTGGATTAAATCAGATTGGGGAACAGCTTCCATTACGCCAACTTCTGGCTCATCAAAGTTAATGTTGTAAATCAATCCGGAACCATCTTCTAAAAGAAAAGGAGTAACTTGCGAAGGTCGCAGGTACTCCCATGTCATATCAGTTCCATTTTGATTCCGCCAACGATAAGCAAAACACTCACCGCCTAGCAGTAGTTGCGCGAACATTGATTGCCAAAAAGCGTGCGCATTACTCGTTTGTGTCGGGTTATTAAGAATCCCCTGTGCCCGAGGCGCGTCTGCTTTAAGTTTTCCGTTTGCTAAATCAGCACTTAACTGAAAAACAATTGAATAAATGTCAGAGTTCTTCAAAGCAGTCCGAGCGTCTACATACTTATCTGAATTATCAGGATTTAAGAAGTGCAGAATATCAGTATCATCTGCAATCGATAATCCCGGACTAATTTTTTGATTAAATAACGGCAATAGCTTTCACCTCCTTTCTATTGAAGGCTAGCTATCTTCTCCGATAGATAACCAACTAGAATCAAGCCAACAGCGATACCGAAGATACCAACTGCAAAGCTCAATAAAAAGCATCCCCAGATTGCAAATAATATCGAACCAAGGAAGCAAATAATATCGAAATACTTCCAAATACTTGTAAAAATATCTTTAATCATCGAGCAAACCACTATCCTTACTTTCAAACCAAGCTTTAACCTGTTCCTCTGTCATGAGTTCAGCCTGCTTAGACTTGTCGTTAGCAATTCCAAAATCCTCAAAGTGATACATTCCTTGGTATAATGCGTCAATAATTGCATCGACAACATCAATTTTTAAGGTTGCCTTGGCCTTATCTACTTGAATGCCAATCTTGTCTTCGTAGATTTCAGCATTGATTAACGCCTTTCCCATGATTTTATCGTCTAATCGGCTACAGTTGCCTTCAACAAAAATCTTTTGTAAGAATTTCGTTGGGTCTTTCAGTTCGCTAGTTCGTTGCCGAATAGCTTCAAGTGGAAAATTGGTATTAATATCCATTTGCTTAATCGCATTAGTAGCTCCCCAGGCATCGTAACCGAAGAAAATCACGTGTAGGTTATTCTCTTCAACATAATTAAGTAACCAACTATAAACTTGGTCATCGTTAATCAAGCCTTGTGGGTGACTAGTAATCGTACAGTATCCTTTTTTAGATAGCTCACGATAGTCGATACCATCTTGCTTTTCCTTAGCTTGAATTGAACCTGCTTTTTCCCACGGGATAAAGCTATGTTGTTCAATGTGCCACTTTTGCCGTCCATCCCCGTCTTGATAAGGATAAACAAAGGCAATTGCCGTATTATCAGAGAACATCGAGTAGTCAAAACCGATGTAAACGTCACGACCTCGAATATCAAAACTCGGAATAATCGCTCTTTCGATGTCAGATAGTTTTAGATAGCTGTTAGTAGCTTCTTGCAACCAGAGATTGAGGTTTTTATTTTGGAAGTCGTCTACTGTTCCGGCAAGCATATCAGCGTCACGTTTATCACGTAAGCCATCAAGGAGAATATCATGTTGGCTTGGTAGCCCTAGTAGAGGATTTGACTTAATCCATGTTTCTTCCTTGAAGGTTTCGTCCAGGCTATCCTGGGCCCAAATCAAGCCTAATGTCCGGTCAGCTTCCCGGCTGAAGTCTTGTTCCATGACTTGTTGAATCATCTTCTGTTCCTCATGGAAAGGCACGGACGGGTCAGGATAAGAAGTAGAAATCTCAATGTATTGATGATTAGGCACTTTAACCTGTCCAGAAACGATTTTCTTTGTTCCTTCACGGGACTTGATATTACCAACCTCATCAAAAACCGCTGTCGTAAAGTGATAAGAGTCATACTTACCAGCGTTAAACGATAGCGGTCTAAGATTGTTATTAAACTTTCGCATTGAAATTCCGGTATGTTCATGAATTACCAGGTCATCTTCTTCAGCAAGCTTCTTAAAAACGGGTTGCTGGTCAATGATACTCTTCAACATATTCGCAATGTATCCGTAAAGTTTACCCGTTTGGTCATAATTTTCAGCCGTTACAAGAAAGTCCTGATTAGATAGCCCCATCGATTCAATGAGGAATGAGTAGGCCATATAGATAGCCATTAAGTAGGATTTACCTTGGCCACGAGCAACCGATAAAACTACTCGAGTGAATCGCTTGGTGTTTGTATCATAGTCACGCCAACCGAATAGCATTGCAAAAATGAATTTTTGCCAAGGCATTAGTTTAGTAGGTTCTCCAGTGTCAACATTAGGAGCAATTGCGGCAAACTTCAGAATCTTATCTACTTCGTTAACATCGTAGTAGAAGTTAAAGCTTCCTCCCTGATATCGCTGTAAGTCCCGTAAGTGACGAAAACAGGCTAGCTTCATAAGATAGCCAGCTTGTACCTTCTCATCCATGACATCCAGAGCATACTTGGTAGCCGGATCAGTAAATTCCTTACGTACTCCATTAAAGCCAATATTATGATATGCACCTAGCACATCATGGCTTTGTGTTAAATCAATCATACAAGTCCAGCCTCCTTCAACTGTTCAGCCATTGATTTCTCTTTCTTGTGACTAGCAATTCGCATCAATTCTTGTCGTCCCTTAGGCGAAAGGCCGAGCTGCACACCAACCGAATTCAACTGATTAAGGGCATCCTTCATGGTGGCCACTGCTGGATTTTTCCTAAAGCCAACGAAGTCTTTACCGATAACGGTACCAGTTGAATCTTGAAGAGATGTGTAAATCTTCGCTTGAATGCCATTTTCTTGAATATCTTGATAGGCATTTCGATAGATTTCGTAGTTAGCACAGTATTGTTCAACTAATCCAATATCGATTCGCTCTACTCGTCCAGTAGCCTCTAAAAAGGGCACGATTTTACGCCAACACGAGCTCGCTAGAGTGCCCAAATAATGCGGTGGTTTAGGCGGTAAATGCCCGTTATTCTGCTGATAATAGACCTTTTTCATCACAGTTTGAGCCTCCTTTCGTTCCTTTTAGCCCCCCTGGGGTAAAAAATTAAAAATTATTGCTTGCATGCAAGACGTCGACATTGTGTGCCGCTCTCTTCTAAGCTACCCTACCGGGGGGATGTTTTTATTTCTGGTGCATTAAGATTACTATCCGGTGGATATCGTGGATTTCAGTGACATCCTTTTTAGCTATGTTTTGAGCAGTTCCATAATATTTTTGTTCCCACTGTGTTTTTAATCGGTGACACTCTCGACAGATAGTCGCCAGGTTTCCTTGATCAGCTCTAATAGTACTGTCATAAGCTATAGGAACTATATGATCCACAGTCTTACTGTTTGGCGTCAGCTTACCATAAGCTTTGCAATACTGACATAAATAGTGATCACGATTAAGTGTTGCTTGTCTTAAATCAACCCACTGTTTACTCCGATAGAACTTATACTGTTCACTTCTATTATCATTACGATTACGTGTAACCATATTATAGTGATGATTGTAATGTCTTTCTTTATGCTGATACTGTTCACTATGCTTACGTGCCCACCGTTGACGATTGGCTAAGTATTCTGCCTCGTGTTCAAAGTGCTGAGTGCAATAGTGATTAGGGAACTGTACCATTGCATGACAATCGGGTTGTCTACATCTCCTGAATCTAGGCATACTTAATTACTTTGGCAATAACATATAATGTTTCATAAGGTTCATATTTAATCTCTCCAGTAAGAGTCTCATGGCTAGTGTCATTGCTTTGCCCATGCTGAAAGCCTACAACTTCAACCTTGTCATACTTCTTTGCTAACTGGTTCAACCAATCTTCTAAACCAAACCCCATAGGTTCTTTATGTTGTCTTAAAGACCAATCATCTTCATATACCTTAAAACGTGTAATAACTTTACTCATAATAGATTCCTCCTATAATTTTGGCAAAATAAAAGACGGTAGCTATTGCTATCGCCTTAATCATTTAATCTTTTATGTATTAGTTCGTCTAATTCTTTCAAGTCGTCATCAGTAGCTAAATCACGAATAAACTTACGAGCATATGAACGATAACGATATATCCGATTCTTATCCTTGTTCTTATCGTCCCACTTTTTCTTTGCTAATCGTTTTCTCGTTCGTTCAGCGTGAGCTAACATATGTAATTCGGCACCGCTACTCACAGTACCCCAATTCTTAGTCCACCGCATGCTTGAGCTCCTTATAGTAGTAGTCCAACTCGTATGCCGCAATACGGACAACCATTGTGTCAGCCCGATAGACATAATGCTGGTGCGCATCTGATGCGCAATCAAAGCTATCAATTGGGATCAAATTTTTACCATCCTGTTTGCAGACAACGAAACGGTACTTCGCCTTATCTTCCTTGTGTTTCTTTACAATCAAATAAATTTCTACGCCCAAGTTAACTGCCAATAAAGCCGTAAATACATATGAAATCCAGTCCATATAATTATCTCCAAATAAAAAAGCCAGCCGTTAAGCTGACTTAGTGTTTATTATAATCTTGTATTTAATTTTTAAGCCATTTAATTGATTATATCTAATAAGATTATCACGTTGTAATCTTCCAACAAGAATACCTGGTTGAATTCCTATTTGTTTTGAAAAACTAACAACGGCACTATAAGAATAGTCACTGTTATTCACAAACGAATTGTAATCACTAGGACTAATTAGAAAATCTCTTGCAAAAGAATCAGCTTCTTCCTCAAGCTTATTTAAATCTAAAACGCTTGTTATTCCAATATTATCATCTGCAGATACAATCGTGTGACCAATTTTTCTTTGAAAAACATGTTTTATTTCATGAAAAAGAGCAAACCAAAAAACATCAGAATACTTTCTTCTGTCATTTATGGCAAGCAGCACCTTTTGCTTCCCCAACCATTTAACGGCACCGTTTATTCCACAGTTTTTTAAATTAGGAACAATGACAAAAGCCACTCCAGATTTTTTGAAAATATCATTCAACTTAGGCATAAATCTTTCTGGATCTTCAGAAGTCATCCCGCGGATTTCATCCAAACTGTTTCTTAAATAGTCAAGATTTAATTCATTGACTTCAATTTTGTTTGCCAAATTTAGAGCTGTTTGAACCCAAGCATTAGAATTAATAATATTTTTCTCCTGAACATCAGCTACCGCCGTCTTATACTGGACAAGAAAATCTGGACTTTTCAAGGTATTAAGCGAAGAAATTTGGAAAAATCTTCTTAGTTCTTTAACCTTTTCTCCTGCCTTTCGTGTTTTCTTTACAAAGCCATGATTACTCCAAAAAGAGTAATCCATTTGCTTCAAAATTTTTTCATCCTCTTTGATTTTTTTATTTTCTTCAATTTTGCGTTTCTTATCAAAGTATATTTTATTAAGATTCAACCACAGGCCGACTGATGTTCCGAACACCAAAGCTAAGCCTTCTGCCATATCATCAGTTAAATTAATTTTGCCATTTACTAAATTGCTTACAACCTTTTCACTAACATTTAGTCTATTCGCTAGTTCACTTTGTTTCATCCCTTGAGCATCTAAGTATTTCTTTATATAGAAGCCCGGATGAAAAGCAGCCAACGAATCATTACTAATTTTATTCATAGTGTTTCGAAACCTCCTCAATCCTTATAATACTGATACTCTTATAAAACATCACCAAATTTTCTTTGGTTACTTCATTATTTAACGGAATGAAAATTAAACGATAACTGTTAGATCGACCTTTTATATCTAATGCATATTCGCCCGCTCTGTTACCTTCTAAACTATGCAAATTATAAATTTGCATAGCATTAACATCTTGCAGGTTACTAGATGCTCCTAGTAAATCAATTAGAGCATATAGCGCTTCAGCTATCTCAGCTCCCCAAGTTTTTCTAGCTTTTTTAAAATTATCGGTACATAATTTTTTCAACTTTTGCGTTCTATATCTCAGCTCGATTTTCATGCACCACCGTCAGTTTTACTAAATTAATCTTACCAAAATCGAAAGCCTTTTTCAACGATAATAAAAAAGCCCAGTCGTTTGACTAGACTTGGGTGATGTATATCTAGTTTAACGTCATTGCGGACAATCAAGGCTAATGGAAGAAAACATCTAGTAAGTAGGTGCTTCCTCCTTTCGTTGATTGTTGTTAAAAAGTAGGTTTGCCTTGAATGCTGATGGACGGAATCGAACCGCCGTATTACCGATTTAACGGAGTACCTGCCTACCACTGGCCCACATCAGCATAATACAGAGAATGCTATCGACTAGATCATTTTTTATTACTTAAGAATTAAGCAATCTCTGCATTAAATCACGGCTTAGACAAAAAAGACTATGCAATTACGAAAGAGGAGCTTTCATCTCCTATCATAGTTAAGTTTGCCGTGATAAAGCTGAGAGGTGGATTCGAACCACGCTTTTGCCACACGAGACCGGCTGTGTGCCCACCTTGGACCTCGGCATAAAAGACTGACACTCAATTAGAATATTTTTATTTTGAGAAATCGAATACACTGTCTAAAACACTCTTCTACATCGCATTGTAATTATTAATAAGGAGTAAGTGCCAGTCTTAAACATAAATAGCTATTTACTGGGAATATCGCCGTTTCCATAGGCAACTTCCCTATGTGGATTATGGAACTTGCATCCATCGGTCGGCTTTATCCGATCCACACGGCTTAACAAGCCAAGTTGCGGTACACATTTGTGAGTATACATACACGCAGAGCAATTAAAGGCTTGCTCAGGCACGTGATTTGAAAAGTAAAGTCGTTTTTATAATCATTCGACAATACCATAATAAGGCCGTTTTCCTTCAAAATTACGCCAAAGTACCGCCATTTTACCGCCAAAACACCGCCACTTTACTTTTCAACGAGAACATCAGCTGGAATTATCCTTGCTGCTTCCCATAATGCTTTTTCTTGCATACGATTAAATGTCCTTTCAGCGATGTTTAAGTCCATTCTTACCTGTGTTACTGAACGATGGTGATGAACAAAGCGATTATCAAGTATAAGTGCATATAGCTCATGATCGTCCCCTTTAGAAGCAATATACTTAATCACAAGCTCGCGACGTTTCCATTCATTCTGCGCATTCGTCCAATCAATAATTCTTCTATCAGGATCATATGTCCTTGCCTTAGGCTGTCCGTCAAAGCTAGGTGATCCTAAAGTAATTTTCTTTTTTTGCGCTTCGTCCCTCCAGTACCAATATTCTTCTAGCCACGCTTGGGCTTTGTCACATGATTTTTTCCGGTCATACTTTTCAAATACGGTGTTCACTGTAACTGCTCCCCTTATGATATAATTAATTTGTTTAAATGATTATCAAAGGGGCGTTCTCACAGTAGAGCGTCTTTTTTGTTATACACTGTAGATAAATGCTCCAAAAACAAATAGCACAACAATAACTGACGCAATGAGAATCGATGAAGCAATCGCTCTATCAAAGGCATCTTCATCACTACTCTTTTGGAACAATGGAATTACTGAAATACATAATCCAATTGCCGAAATAATCGTAAAACAAATGGTTTTCATATGTTCCTCCCTACACGAAGAATGCAAACACGTGCGCCCAGATAAAGAATGCTAGCCAGCATAGGAAGCCAAGAGCAATCAATGATACGGCTAGTACTGCTAAAATAACAGCAATCATTGCTACATATGCACACGCATTACCGATTATTTTTCCCATTGTCTGCCCTCCAGAAGTAGCTTCAAATTAGCTTTTCTAAGCATTGCTTCAACGTCTAACACTCTTAGATGTCCGTAATTCTTTTTTGAACGAAATAACATTCCGATGTGATTGTAGTAATCATTCTTGCTAAGTCCCGTAATCCGTAATATCTCAATCTGCGCAGTACCTATCTTGCGTAAGATAAAAGCTTGAGCATACGGATTACTAATGTTATTGATAGCAAAGTAACGTTTAATACGTTCTTCTGCTTGTTTAGCTTTACTTGAATCACGTCTCTTTGTTTCAGCTCGATAATTAAGGATCACTTTTAATCGCCAATCATCAGGAGCTAGCACATCTTCTGGCATTTCAGTAGCTCCACCCCACTCGTGATTTTCAGTAAGCGAATCCATTGCCTCAATTAATTTTACTGGCGTTTGCACGTTCCTTGTCCTCCCGATTTAATTTATTTTCTTCTCGCCGTTGACGTTTCTTGCGTCGGCGGTTTTTGCTTTTACTTTTCGATTTTGCCATAAGTAATTACCTCCCTAGTTCAACAAGTCTTTAATGATCGAAGCGATTGGCGCACAGGCGTGAACGATGTTAATTGTCAATGAAACAAACAACACTATATTTAGTGGAATCCCACCAAATAACGTATACCACAGATAATCGTCATAATGATTGTTATATGAATTTGATACTTCTTTTTTCTTATAAAAATAAAGCGCCAGCCATATAGTGCCAATTAACGCAGCAATGAAAAGTACACCGCATAAAATAGATAGAACGATTGCAGACATTTGATATTGTTGAATCATTGTCTTAGCAACAGCTGGCAACTCGCTCAATTGACCATTAAGTGTTTTCAATAATTCTTGTTCCGCTTCATGTTTCATCTAGTCGCACCTCTCATAAGTCCGTTCAAAAATATCTTGGTCGATAACCCAATGCTCTCCATCAACGCCAGTAGCGATGTAATCACCATATTTATTAATAGCTGTGAGTCCTTCTCTAGTAGGAAGAAAATACCTACTTCCTCCCTGATAGTAAGCAGAAGTTAATTCTGCTTTATCAACTATTTGGTATTTGTCTTTTATTTCTTTTGTTCCATCGAACTGTTCAGCTTCAATTAAGGCTGTTTTTTTGTATTTGTGTAGCATTAAATATCACCTTCATTAAGAATTTGCCCTGATGCTAATGCTAAAGCCTCATCAGCTAATTGGTGAAGCTCCATAATACAGCCACCATCAAATGCACACGGATCTGATTCGTCATAGTAAACTTCGTCTAGTTCAGCTTGCTTCTTGCGTAATTCAGCAAGTTTTTTATTGAATTCTTCTTTAGTTGGCATTTCATCTACCTCCAGTTTTCCCTTGCGATACATGTTTTAATTCTCTAATCAAAGTTTTCTTGTTAATCTCACTACATTGCGGTTCACCCCTACGAGCATTCACAAAACGCATCATATCTTGAGGGTGTTCCTCAAGAAAGTATTGATAATTCTTCATGCATTCTTTGCATAAATCAATTGGACAATAATAGCTGTCTATATAATCATCGTTGACGTGCATATCTATCCAAAAATCGCCATTAGCTACGGTACCACAGACATCACAAATGTATTGAGTTTCAGTTACTTGTGTTTTCATCACTTCCACCTCCTTGGCTTTCTAGCCTTTCCGCTATCACTACGACCATTCATAACTCGTATGATCGTGCCACGCTAGCATGTGCTTTGCTTTAGCAATTTGACGCTTGCAAGTTCGTTTAATCATCATCTTTGACCTCCTAAACAATTGCTAACTGTGCATTGGTCTGCTGAATTTCTTGTTGCAATTCAAACGGCGGATACCAGTTGTTAACAAAATCAATTGCCTTGTCAAAGTCTTTCATCGGTAAGTCGTTGTATCGGTCTTGATCGAACGTCTCACGATACGAGCTGAACAATGCACGATAAGTCTTGGCTCGAACGTTCTTGTCACAGTATGCGTTGGATTTCTTACCGCCTAGAACATTGATAATCTTTGCGTTACGCTTCTTAGAGAATGCAAGAGCCATGTTACTAGGCAAGCCCATTCGATTCTTAATGTCTTCCACGTCTGCTGAAAGGTTCTCATAGCCTTTAGCAATCAAGCTTATCTGTTCAGGTAAGCTAAGGGGCTTCTGTTGTTGAAGTTGCTTTTCCATCTGGTTGAAAGCATCAATGTACTTCAACTTGAATTGAAGAGCTTTCTTGCCAGTGAAGCCCATTGCTAAAAGTGAGAAGCCGTCACGATTCATGTAAAGCATTGGATATTCTTTACCACGATTTACATAAGTTCCTTCTACAAACATATTTTTGGTGGCGCAATTTTGCGCTGCCAAATTTTTCCATGCTTTTAATACATCCTTGTGGTTTTTCTCAAAATCTCTTGCTACTTGCAAACTGGTTGTGACCGCTTGTCGATCACGCATGATTACTAATTCTTCTGTCATTCTTTAATTCCCTCCGCTTCGTAGATGGCTCGCTTTACCACCCGATTGTGTCCCTTATGTCGTAGTTCACCGATTTATGAACGTCGTAGTAGTCATACATTGGCTCACCGTTCTTCTTTCACTTCATGTTACCGTGACGGTCATAACGACTGTGTGGGTCTTGAATACGATTAGTAGTAAAGCCGTATAATTTCATCTTGAAATCGTGTTTGCGAGGAACCACTACTTCAACTGGTAATCCTGTCTTTAGCGAAAACAGCTTAAAACGTATCTTAGCTGCCGTATCGACTGCTTGTTGATTAATTCCACTCTTTACGTCGTAAACGTGCTCTATGGACCCATCAGCGCCATACACAACAAAGTCTGGCGCATATGTTATGCTTCGCTGTTTATATCCGCCTACTGGAAACTTGCTAATCAGTTCAAAACTTTTATGAACTTCATATCGTTTGCCACAAGTTTTAACAAAGCGTAGATAGAAATTAGCTTCTTTTTCGCTATCAAACTTGTAGCCGTCAACTTCTACTTTCTTGCCAAAATGGTTCATCGGTTATGAACCCCCATTGCATAGCCGCAGGCGAAAATGCCTAATAACAAAATAAGTTTAAACACTCTCAACACCTGCCTTAATTTTCATAGCTTTATACGAGCCTTTGGTTGTGTCGTAATCGTCTTCCATGCCAAGCTGGCACATGACACCGTACATTGCGTCTAAGCGTCCGTTACGGTAATCCTCGCCGAAACTATGATCTTTGAAATATCCCATTAGTCGGTGCCTCAGTTCTTCTTTGTCATTATCACTTAGCGCTGTGCCTCGAAAAACTAATGGTGTATGTGCATACTTGCTAATGAGTTCAATCAGAGGCCAGAAGCCTTTACTTTCTAAATCATCAGCATCTAAGTCTTCTCGTTCGTATAATTCTGATAAGCTTTTGATATTAACAGGAATCATCATCTGCCACATCGGCTTACGCTCTTCTTCGTCTCGTGCGTCCTGCCATGTGCGATAGACATAAATATACTTACCCCGCTTAATAGCCGTAGGTCCCATTTCATCGCCACGATCAATCTCTTGACTATGATTGATCGTGTAAATCAGCTCATCGGTGGTTATATAACTATTTGCATTCATGCTGTCTTTGCCTCCTCGTAATTCCATGTCGCACAGGCTTTATCTCGGAGCAAACGACACTGGTGGCACCATTCAGCTGCATCTTTAACATTTTGTTTTGTAACCGGTGCTTTTAAAACTTTTTTCATTTGGTTTCCTGTAAAGGGAATGGTGTAGTTGCTATCATGTTCGTCTAACTGTGACAGATAATAAATCGCTATCTGTAGCTTGGTTTTAACGAATTTGATTGCCCGTGCCTCAACATTATGGCTTTCCCATTCATCTTGAGTTATCTGCACCATACGCTTAGCAACAGCCCACTTAGCCCGTGCTTCATCCTTAGTCATTTGTTACTGCACCTCACTCTCATCTGGTAGTTGATCCATCCAATTACCTTGATCAGGTTCACCCTGTTCCTTTTGCTCTTGTTCATGTTTAAACCATTCAGGCATTGGCTCGTTAATTGGCGCACGTTTGCCATACCTTTGTCTTTGATTATTAGCCGTACTAGGGTTTGCGTTTAAGTACCCGTCAATCTTTGATGAGCGAAATAGCGTTTCTGGCTTCAAGTAATTGTCGCCTGGTTCGCCGTTTCTAAACGTTACCCCGTGCCACAATAAATACATGTTGTCGATTACTTTTTTCATCTCATCGACTGTGTAGCCTTCTTTGAGTCGGGGTTCAATAATTCGCTTATTGCCATCAGCATTCGGCTTAAAGTGCTTATCCGTTTTTTGATTGAGATATTCAACAACCTCTCGCCGCTGTGCAGCAATGGAAGGCTGGGCTGGCTGTGCCTGCCCTTTATCTCTTGTAGTAGTCTTTTGTGTAGTCTCTTGGTAGTCTAGTGGTATTGGTTGGGTAGATTCTTCCTCTTCGATTGGGTAGTTTTTACCGTCTCCATTGGGTACATTCTTCCCATTCGTTGGGTAGTTTCTACCCAATCGTTGTTCCAAATGGGAAAATGCGTCATAGTCAATTCGATACCACTTTGTTTTGTCAAAAGATAATTTATTATAGTTGCCTGTAATAATTAGCCCTCGTTTTTCTAATTTCTTAAAGTGGTTCGATAGAGCCTTTCTAGAAAGCCAAGGGAACTGTTTATTCCAATCAGCCATGCTGTTATAGACCCACTTATGATTGTCTCTTACTGTATTAGAGCGTTGAAGCCAATAGTGAAGCTGCTGGAGAATAACAGCTTCGTCTAAGCTTTTCAGCACTCCAGCTAACGACGCTTGAACTTGCAACGGTCTTTCATCAAGTAATAGTTTGCTCATGTCCTATACCTCGATTTCACTTGCATTAGTAAAACTACTTAACGTCTTCGTTTCGCGACAGTAATCACATTTGCCACAGGATATTGGTGCCACTTCACCAGTCATTACTTTCCAGAAATGCGGTTGTAGTTCTTTAATCTTTCGTATGTCATCTTGCATAGCATATTTATCAGTCATACCCTCAAATTTAAACGCGTCGTGGTCTGGAGGTGTTTGCTTACTTACAGCAAAGATATATGGCTTGCAGAATACTCCAAAAGTTTGCTTAATTAATTCTTGATACACAGCCATTTGAAGATCATACTCACGATCATAAATAAAGTTTGGAACTGCTACATCGGTATTAAAATGCCTTTCATGAATGTCATCGACTGTTTTTAAGTCACAAAAATACCCTTTATCAAGTACAAGGCTGTCAATCTTGCCTTTCCACAAGTAGCCGTCAATTTCTCCCGTTACGATTACCTCTTTATCACCTGGAGCGTAGAAGTAGTTAAACATATCATCGGCTTGTAGCGTCTGAATCATGCTGTTAGCACTCTTAAATTCAGCTCTGAGGTGGCCGTTTGGATCATTTTTAGTTGGTTTGGTTATGAGTTCCTTCTTATTCTCTTCGATAAAGTCTTGATGGCTCTTGGCACTTTCAAAGTAAGAATGAACGTAGTTACCAACAAGAAGAGGAACAGAGCTTGATGCAGGTTTCCAATCTTCTTTGAGCTTAGCTAATGCACGAGCTTCACACTTCTCAAAATCTTTGAACAACGATACGCTCATATACTGCCAACTGGTCTCATGAGAGTAGTAATTATCAGCTGTCAGCTTCATCGGCTGGCTTGATTGTTCCTCTGCTAAAGAGTTCTGTTTGTCCGTCTGCGACTTCTTCACTTGCTTCTTCTTTGCCTTCGTTGCTGTTGCCATTATTACTTACCCCCTTAGCCTTCGCTTCTTGTGACTTTTGAAATCCTTCTAGCAGTTCATCAGTACTTTGCTTTTCTTCTTCAACAGGTGTGACATCACGCCGTTCATCGTCATACTCATTGCTGGTAGTGTCGTTGATAGCACCAGTTAAAAGGTCACTATCATCAGACGTATTAATAAACATCTTGGCGGCACGATTTAACACAGTTCGTTTTGCCATTTCTTGGCTAAAGTTCTGCTGTACCTTGTTATTCTTTTGCCGAGTTTGTGCCCACGACTGATCAATCTCTTTCTTGGTCATAACAGTAAAGTCAGTACCTTCATCAGTCTTAATCATGGCAAAAGCCCCAATAATTTGATTATCTTGATTTTCAAACTTAGGGACGAACCTCTTAACGACTAGCTCCATGTCTTCATTAGCTCCAATTTCAAAGTCATCTTTTTCGTGAACAACTTCTGCCCTAACTTTCTTAACACCATCAAGTCGTTTAACTGCTGCAACAGTACCAAAATAGCTACGTTGCATTTGAAGCTCTTTGCCATAAACGATGAAGTAACATTGATCTTTAGCTGGTGATAGTCCTTGCAGTGTCATATCTAACAAGGACTTAACAATCGAGTCATGCGAACATACTTCTAAGGCTGGCCGATGATTACGGTCTTGTACCTTTTGCAATTCAAGAAAGGCCGCATTAAGCGCATTAGAAGCGTTGTAATTCTTCGGTAGTGATAAATCCTGCGTATCTTGCATTTGTTTAACACGATCTAATACAAGATCGGTTAGCTTAGTTGGTTTCTGCTGTTGTGCTACTTGGTTATTCATGAACTAGTCCCTCCTCATCAGCTAGGCGATATGCCTCAGCTTCTACTTCTTTGCAATCTTGTTTAAAGTGGCTTCCTTTATCAGTTTGATTAAGTAATAAACTAAGCTCCTGTGCTATCTCTAAGTCAGTTGCTTGGAAGTCTAAGGCCATGTCAATTGCGTTGACGTGACGAGCTAAAATATCACGAATTCTCAAAAGTCTAGTACGTGTGTATTCATTCATGTTATAATTACCTCAAATTCTATTTACATATAGGTTTTACTATTTGCCATCGGATGTGTCGGATCCGGTGGCTTTTTTTGCGTTTAAATCCCATAACATTAGTGAGTAGAAGAACAGCAAGAATACTGCTCCATCGTAAGCACCAACACCTAAGCAGTAAGTGATCCACGTTCCCATAGTAAAGGCCATAAGTTTTGAATTAGCCAATTCAGTCATTATCCTCACGCTTCCTCTCAATGTTTTGAATCCTGCTTGCTTTCGGCTCTGGTTTATAATCCCAAAATTCATTAGGAGTAACTCCAAAAATATTCATCAACTTATCTAAATTTTCAGTGCTGATATTTGCAACACGATTATTTGCTATGTTTGAAATAGTGCTGCGTGTTAATCCCGATATCTCCATAAGATCCTTAATTTTCATTTGGTGCATTGCTAATAGAATTTTTAATCTATTTTTGAGCATTAAAATCTACCTCCTACTAATGTTTCTTCCGATACTTCTCTTTCAATAGCAATGGTTTATTCCGCTCATACAATAAGCTGTATACCAATGCATATAACAAACACATTGCAATAATTAATATTGGTAATCCGATTAACAACGCCACTTAATTACCTTCTTTCAAATGAGGATCAAGCATTCTCTTTCGGTATTGTTCAGACCGATACCTAAGGAAATCTTGGAATCGATTTTCATCAACATAGGTTCGTTGACCACCATCACGAATAATCGCGTCACGGTAATCCGGTAGCAGCGAACACTCTTTGCACCGGCTATAGAAAGTACCTTCTGAATATCCATAATCTTCCATGATCTCTTTCTTGGTTTTCCAGTTGTTAGCCATCATTATTAATCACTTCCCTTCATATTTCAGTCCAAACTCTTTAATTAGGGTAATGATGATTAGTAATCATCTAAGCAACGAATACAGCTTGATCAGAATTGCCCTCTTGATCAGGCTTTTTGTTTTCAAAGTCTCCCTAAGAATTTCTTTGTCGAGCTGAAGTTTTAAACTGTTTGACTCCGAGTCCACTCTCACACCTCCATACCAGCGTAGGCAGCGAACTTCTTCCGCCACTCATCTGCTTTGGGACCATGTTGATGATTTTCAATTACTGTTCCTACATAAACTCGACTTAAACCAAATTTTTCAGCGATTGCTTTTTGCGATGATGGCTCTAAGCCAAGTTCTCTATTACGCATAAGTTGTACTTTTAATTTTTCTTTGTAAGAAAGTTCACTCATAGCTTCACCTACTTTCTAATTTTTATTGTTAAAATCTACCAATGGTGGTAGACTATGTGTATAAAAATAAGCTAACAAATTAGCTTAATAGTTAGATATAAAGTGTTGAAAACATTGTCAATTAAGGTTTTGACTTTGCTAATTCATTAACTTACAATGTAAAGTATATTGCCTTATTTGATAGATGTCAACATATTTTTCTACCTTTTTAGATAGATAATTCTTAGTTTAAGGGAAGATTAATATTATGGCTGAAATTACAGTATTTGACAGAATTAAGAGGCTGGCTGATAAACAAGGTAAGTCTATTGTGGACGTAGAAGCTGACCTCGGCTTTAGTAAAAACTATCTTTATAAATGGAAAAAATCAGTTCCATCATCAGATAAACTTGCAAAAGTAGCTGATTATTTCAATGTCTCAACTGATTACCTTTTAGGGCGAGATACGAAAGAAACAAAAACAGCCGACCTTGCAGACGAAGATACTGTCTTCACCTACGAAGGCCGGCAAATTCCAACAGAAGATCTGGAATACATGAAACGGTTATTGCGTGGTGGTAAGTAATGTTGTATCAACAAGCAGAAGAAGTTTGCGATTACCTATTAGAAAAAGCTAGGGAATACAAAATCGATGTCGTATGGGAGCATTTCTCTCCTTACACTCCACCTGGTAGTAGTTATGAATATCGACGTGTCGTAATGAATCTTAATTGGCATAGGCCGGAAGAAATTATATTCCAATTTGCTCATGAACTAGCTCACGTCATTCATGGAGATGTTGGGGATGTAGTGTTCTACCACGCTAGTTTTACTGGTAAAGAATCAGTAGAGTATAAAGCAAATGTCGGTGCTATCAAACTTTTAATCCCGTTTTACTGCCAGGATACAGATATTCAATGTGCTAATAGCGCAAACTTTATGCAAGCTTTCCATGTCCCTCACTATCTTTCTGATGTAGTAAGGGACAAAATTTGGGAATATTATGTGAAATAATTAATTTACGTCCAAGCGTGATCGACGTTAAAAGCTATACGAGGAGTAATTGAAAAATGAAAAAGTTACTTATGATATTAGGGATGTTTATGGGAATTGCATTATTTGTTAACACAGCAAATGCTGATTTGAAACAAGATGCCTCACAATCTAATGATCCTAAAGTCTTAATGAAGTATTTAAATTCAACAAAAGCGGGAAAAAATATTCCTATTAAGAAAGTTACTAATACCGATGACAATTCCTATACAGTATATGTTTTAAAGAAAACGCCAAAAGTTAGTTCATTGGCTCAGCGCACTAAGTTTGCTAAAAACATTCAATCGATTATCGATAATACACCATCACAATTTCAACGTAACGGAATTGCATTTTATCAAGGCAACAACGACGGAGCTAATTTCATAATTGCTTTTAGTAAAGATAAATTCTCGAATAATTATGGACATGCAGTTCAAACTTCTGATCTTGGTAATTTAGGAGCCGGTACAACTGCTTGTTACTTTGAACCATTTTTTGCTAAAGACAATGCTAATGGGGGAGCAAAATCAAGCCCTGACACCAAAGGACCTACAAACGATGATGGTGAAACTCTAATCGAACAAATTCAAGATGTTACCGAATAATAGTAAGCCCATTGTAATAGACTTTTAGGCATTTTGCTTATAAAAGAAAGGAACTCATTAAAATGTTAATACTTATAATCATAACGCTAGTTTGCGGAATATCTGGAACATATTATTATAATCGTAATCATAAAGTCTTGGGATATATTGGTCTCACCTGTTCTTTAGCAGGATTTTATTTTATCATGTCGGCGCTTAATTTGATAAGTTAAAGGGCCTCTTCTATGAAATCGATTAAATTAACATCTATTGGGGAGAATATAATGAAGCATTTCAGATTATATTTAGTATTTTTTATTTCTTTAACATTAGGTTTATTTTTCAATTCAACAACTATTTGGGCTAGTAAATCTGGATTAGTAACCGAGTTAAACGCTTATGCTCAAACAAATGAAAATGCTGATTTTAAGAAAGTAAAAGTTAAAGGCAATATTTTAACTGTTTACATTGCTGATGATTATGTTGAAACCGTCAATGACTATGGATTAGAAAGTTATCTTGAAGATACTTATAAACAAGTTAACAAATATCAAAAGAAGAACAATACTAAGTTATCAATTGTATTTAAAGATAAAGCTAGTGGTACTTTTGCAAAATCTTCTTACTCTGGAAAAGGATGGTTTAAAAGCACAGATACTACAGGTGAAAAGTACAATTTTAACTTTAAGACAGGCGAAGTTGATTAGGGGAAATTAAAATGAAAAAGATAGGTTTAATTTGTGCAACCGCACTTATGGGGATGTCACTTGCTGCATGTAGTAACTCTGCATCGCAGAAATCAAATAAAAAAGTAGTAGTTCATCGGTGACTACTACTAAGGCTGTTAAACATCACAAGACACATAAGGAAAGCAAGAAAGATCCGCAAAGTTCGTCTAGCTCTGCTACTTCTAGCGATAGCAAAGTTAGCCAAACTTCCACTCAACAAAGCAGTCAGAATGGTTCTCAGCAACAAGCTGTGCAATCAACTCAGCAAAGCAATTCACAGCAAGCTTCACAATCAAATAGCAATGGATTGCCACCAGCTAACGACACAAGCTGTCCAGTCTGTACCGGATACAATGAAAACATCTGGGGAAATTCAGGATACTTATCAATTACAACAAGGACAAGATCCTTTTAATTAAAAAACTCTCTGGAGAAAGGATATAATGAAATGAAAAATTATCGTGATGTTAACATAGCTTATTTTAGCTTTCAAAATCAAATTAACAAGAAAGTGGATTCCCCCAATCCTGATACTCAAATCTTTTTAGAAAGGGATGGCTCTATTGATTTTTATTTAAAGTGTTCCGTTAATTTTGGCGAAGTTTTCCAAAAGCTACTAGAAAATGGTGATTGGTATCTTTACCTTACTGTTCTTTCAGAAGATTCTGACTTAGAAGAACAAATATATCTAGATCAAATTTATGGTCCTGTTCCTTCCAAAATCGGTTCTACAACTTTTGGAGTTGGATTTCCAGTACACATTGACGGAAAACTAATTAAGGCAAATAATATTCATTCCTTAAATGTTGAGCTAGCAGTAACAAAGAAAACTGATGAAGATGAGGGATTTAATGTTGCTGTAAAAAAGGGCTGTTTTTTTGAAACCGTCATACCAATTTGGAGTAAAAAATAATGCAAGAAAGGCCTAGTGAAACAAAAATACTTAATTTCAATCGACGAACAAACAATATTCCAGGTAATCCAGCAGATACTAATATCCCTCCAATGTATAATAATGGTAATGGAGGTGGCGGAAATATGAATGATAAATACGTTACTAAAGAATATCTAAATGCGAAGATTGAAACTATTGATACAAAAATAGATGCTCTTTCAAAACATATTGATGATAAATTTGAACAAATTCCTAATGTTATTGAAAACTCAATCTTAAAAGAACGTGAATTTCAAAGAGAACAGCAAAAAGAAACTAGGAGATTTTTCTGGGGCACAATCATTATTGGTGGAATTAGTGCAGTAGCAGGAGTTGTTTCTGTTATCGTTTCGCTAGTATTACGTTGAACTTTATGTTCAAGCTCTAACAACATTAAAAATGGTGAATAATAATGGCACATAATAAAATTAACAAAGATTCCAATAATAAATCCCTTTCTGATTTAAAAACGACTCATTTAAACATAGACGCAGACGCAACTGAAGAAGAACGCAAAGAAATCATCAAATGGTTTGAAAAGAACTTTAGAGAGAAAGACGAATAATTATTATTCAAAAGCATCCCCCTACGAACTTTTAGGCATTGCCCTATATAAAAAAAGAGGTACATACTCCTTTCTAAGTAGTCTATCACAGCAAGCTGTGATTTAACGACTACCGAAAGGAGATGAACCTCATGACTAATTTCACACTTTTAATTCTACTCTTGATAATTATTGAAATCAAGCGCTAGGCAATGCCTAAGGGGCGCGAGCCCCTGCGTGTCTCGCGCCCTCCTGCTTCTACTAATTTAAAGCGGTCAATTCCGTGACCGTTTTAAAAAGCACTTCAAAAGAACACCAGTTTGTATAAGCGATATAACACTATAAAATCAAAAAAGTCTATCTTCTACGGCAATAGGAGACAGACTATGGAGTTAAAAATAAAGTTCACATCCCTATTTTTAACTCCTTCATTATAACATTTGTATCTACCAGAATGGAGGAACAATTATGTGGATTGAAAAAGTAACTACAGGAAATAAAGTTCGATATAAGTATACAGAACGGTTCAAATCTACCCTCACTGGGCGCTACAAGCGAGTTTCCGTTACTTATGGAAAGAAGACCCCACAAGTCGTTAAAACGGCTACCAGAGAGCTAGAAGTTAAAATTAGAAAATCACTTAGCAAAGAACAAGCACATGAAACCAATATTGAACTAGGCAAGCTTCGAGATAAGTTCCTGACAGCATACGAAAAACGGGTAGCCCTTAAGACCTATCAAACCAACAAGAATCTTTTAGATAAAGTCGTAGATGATATTGGAGAGCATACTATCGCTAAAAACATTACTACTACCTACTTTAACAATTATTTGGAGGAAAGACTTTATAATCCAAAGAAACCGTTAAAAAATAGTACTGTTCGAGCAATTAGGAAAGCCTTATCTATTATGTTCAAATGGGCTGTTAGTCATGGAGAACTTGCTGCAAACCCGATTGAAAAAGTTGAAGTTAATTGGCGTAATGAATCCCGTGAAAAACGGGAACGAATTGAAAATAAATATCTAACCAAAGATGAGTATAAAATAATTATCAACTACTGCACTAAGCATAAAGCATTTCTGTACCGTGATATTATTGAATTTCAATATTTAACCGGGTTACGATATGGAGAATTAAGTGCTTTACAAGTTAAAGATGTACTTCAACATGATAATCATTACTTTGTTGATGTAAATGGTACGATGGAATATAAACACAAACCTGCTAAGCATTATAAAAGCCATTCGACTAAGACACTATCAAGTACGAGACAAGTTATTCTTTCACCAACAGCTACGAATATTGTTAAACGTAATATGCAAGATAAATCCCCTAGTGATTGGCTGTTTAGTCGTCATATTGTGCGTTCAAGCCGAACAGTGCCAGTTTACCTTGATACAATGAATTCTTTCTTAAAACAGGCTTCTGAGGGAATAGACAAGCATGTTACTACTCATATCTTTCGGCATACTCACATCTCAAACTTAGCTGATCTTGGCATTCCTTTAAGAGTTATTCAGCAACGAGTTGGTCATGAAGACGGTGAAATTACTCGTCGAATTTACCTTCATGTTACTAAAAATGCTACTGATAAATTCAATGATGAGGTAAACTTAATCGACAAAACTTTAAACTGA